GAAACGTCTCTATCGCTTTTGATAAAGCAAGCTTCCTTCGCGTGGTTTGGCAGCACTCGCTGTGGCGACTCCTCAGTTTGGTTCGCCAAAGATTGCTAATCGTCACGCCTCAAAATCCTTGTACAATCGGCTTCCTGTTGCGCCTTCCTGTCCTTGATACTTTCCTGCATACGGTTGAGCGGTTGGCTCGTCCAACTGAAAAAAAACAATTTGGCAAATCCTCACGCCTGCTTTCAAAAGGATTGGCTTCTCGCTCTGGTTGTACAGTTCAAGCGTGATCTGGCCTTGAAATCCAGAATCGACGAATCCAGCATTTTGAATCTGTAAGCCAAGCCTTCCCACTGACGAGCGACCAGCCACAAAAGCCGCTAAGTGATTCGGTACGCTGATCTTTTCCTGAGTTGAAGCCAGAACAAATTTGGAAGGCTCCAGCAAAAAATCTTCGGTCTGAACGTGTTGGTAAACGGATTCTGAATCCAGAAAGAGAAATTTTTGTTTTATGCCCAACTGAGCGAAGGTGTTGCCTAAGTGCAAATCAACACTACATGGCCCCACCTGGGCAAATCGTGGCAGGTGTCCAAGTTCTTTGAGTCCATTCAAAGTTTGGTGAGAGAGAATCATAAATCCGCCCAATCAAATTCTGTTGGTGAATAAATCCGAATCAGTCCGGTTTCTCCCCATCGCTTTGAAGCGTGAACGTCCCAGACTTGCTTGTCTTCACTGAGTAAGGCATCAATCAAAGCCTTCAAGAGATTGTCAATGTCAGCGGTTTGTCTATGAGGTTTGCCGTTCATTGCTTTCTTTTTCTTGAGGCTCCAGCTTTTCGGCATAGGCAAAATGAATTCAACGGCAAAGCTGTCTGGAAGTTGAAACTTTTGTGTGTGAGCTTGAAGCCGTAAGGTGTCGCAGAAAACCCGATAGCGCAAAACCTCCGGCCTGACTCGCCACTTATCAGAGCGACTTTGGCGTGGTTTCGGAACAGGTGAAACATGAAACGTTATCAAGCAGCAACCGTTTTGACTAACTTCGCAAAGTATTGGCTTGGTGAATCGGTTTTGCTCGGTTTGTCCACTTTCACAGGTGTCTCGTCTTTCTTTGTCCAACGAACGATTGAGTCTGAATCCAGCCAGAAGCCAAAAGGTGCGCGACCAATCGCCTGAAAGAACTTCTGGCCTCCGCATGGGTCCAAGCGTTTGCCTGTCGCTTTGAGTTCTGCTTCTTTCATAAGCCACTCGTCAGGTGTCTTACAAGCTTGGGTTCGGTTGCTGGTGTTGCGTTGTGCGTAACTGCGAAAAACGGCAACGGTTGGCAAGAAGTCACTCTTGAACTCTTTGACCATCCGGTTGAAACCTTCTTCGATTTGCTCTTCACTCAGGTCATCAAGTCCAATCTGCCAAGCTTGAGCGAGTTCTGGGCTTGGCTTGGTTTTGTAGATTGCGCTTAATTTGCGTAGTAGCTCGACGGACTGCATTTGTTGTCTCCTTGAAGTTGTTGTTCAATCAAATCCCATTCGTCAGGCTGGCTGCTTGGTGAGGCTCGGCTTGGTTCCTGGTGTTGTTCAATCAAGTCTGCGACTAGAAACCGTTCAGCGTCCTTGGTGTAGCTGTCGCCACACTCTGCGAGGTAGTGCTTGGTTGCGATTTGAATTTCAGCAACGCTGAACTTTGCCAGCAGCTTCTTGAAGTTCTCAAAGGCTTTGGCTTTGCGTCCTGGCTTTCTGGTTGCCTTTGCTTTCCAATCGTCCCACCAGCCTTCAAAGTGCGTAATATATTCAGTGTTTCTTTTGTTATTTGTTTCTTTTGTTAATTCTTTATTTTGTAGCTGGCGATTTTCCTGACTAGGTTTTCCCTGACTAGGTTTTCCCTGACTAGGAAAATCCACGTTAGGTTTTTCAAGGTCAGGCATTTCGTCACGAACACCTGAAAGCAGATAAACATAATCCCCAAGCTTGCCATCCGGCTTGCGAACTCTCGGACCACGCTTGATGTAGCCAGACTTCAGCAGTTCATCCATTGCTCGCTTGGTTGAGTCATAGCCATCTGTCGCATGATTGGCTAACTCACTGATTCGGATGTTCCAGTTCTTCGGCAGACTAAGCAGGTAAATCAGCAATCCTTTGGCTTTCCAGCTAAGTTCTGCGTCCTGAGCGGCTGCGTTACCGATAACGGTGTAAGGTCCGTCAATGCGTTTGCCTATCATGCTTACCTCTTAAGCGGCTTCAGTTGCGGTTGCCATCGTCTGAGCAATATCCTGCTCTACTTGCTTCTGTATCAACTTCAATCGGTCTATCTCGCCTTTTTTCAAGTCACCTCGTTTGGCGTAGGCATTGGCTAGACTGTTTGCCTCTTCGAGTGCCTCTTGAGTCTGGCAGGATTCAAATTGCTCTTTCAGCAGAAAGAAGGTTTGTGAGCCTTCAGGATTGATGACTTTTGGCGCTGGTGGTTCTTCTTCCTGTGCGTCCGGTTCTGGCGTAATTCCCGATAGACCAAAGGCTAGTCGAATGGCCTGTTTCATTGCAGCATGGCGAAGCATCCGGCTGGGGTATTGTTTCCAAGGTTGGCTTCCAGTGTTGCACTCGCTCAAGAACTCAGTCACCACAGTTGGTCGCTGACGGTCTTTCCGGTAAATCGTTGCGGTGACGCTCACCACTTGGCCTTTTTCGTCTGTTGCATGATTGAATTCGATTCCGTCAAACTGCGGATGCTGATTCATGATCTTGTTCCAACCATCGACACTCATCACAACGCTGATGCCACCGGATTTTGCCGGAAAGGCGTAAATCTCTCTCGTCAATGGATTCAGGTTGTGCTGTTTGGCAACTGCCAGAAAAGCCATCAAATGCTCTGGCTTTGTGCCTGTTGGCAAAACCGTCTTGGACAAGACTTCTTGCAGCTCTTCCGGTTTTACCTGGCACTGTTGTGCCACTTGCACGATTAGGTTTTTTTCGGTCATTGGTTCCTTATTAGTTTTCAAGAGGTTTCACTCCATTCACTTGGATTGTGAAGTTGTTGAAAATGGCTCCAAAAAGCTCGCTTGGCTCAATTGCAAAATTAAGCGTTTCGTAACCTTTGTTCTGTGCCGCAATAAGCTGATCTTCTCTCTGCAACCACTTTTGTTTGTGTTTCTGCCAAACAATTTGAAGTGGCCCTACTGGCAGCATATAAATTAGGCCAAGTCCTTTGACGTAATAGGCAATGTAATCCGCAAGCAAAGGCTTGCACACCCATCCTGGGCTATTTCTTCGGTTGTTGCTCACATACTCAAGAAGTATGTCTGTGTAGACTCTGCCGCTTTTGCTTGGGTAGCGTATCTTTTCATCAATCACATAATTCTTGCCACCGTCACAAATTACTTGTCGATCTCCACCAAGCCTTTGAAAGTCTGAATCCTGCTGAAAATAAACAGAGCATTTAAAGTTGGGAAAAAACTTTTTGTAGGCTTCTTCCCAAACAGGTAACTCACTATCCAAGTGTGAGTCGTTCAGTTGCTTATAAAAATCGTTCACTGGCTCAGTAACTGATACCTGATAATCTAAGAACAGGTCTAATTGATTTGGTTGCCCCACTGGCTCCAACCTTCTCTTGCAGTCCTTGCAAAGAGTTCAAGTTTCTTTGCTTCTGAAAAAGCTGAGTCAATCCACTCTATGAATTCAACAGGCTTGGCGCTGTGCTTTGTCCTTGAGTAGCTGAAGATAGAAGAGTGTCTGTGGTCTGGCTCTGGTGGTGAAAAGTTGCCTTTGGTTGCAACAAACAAAAGTTCATGTTGCCCACGAAACCAGTAGCCCATTCCTATTTTTTGCTTGTCCCAGATAGCATGAGTTTTATAGGTCAATCCCCAAGCATCAATGACCATGAAAGCCTCTCTTAACTTTGGTGCTGTTGCCCATAGCAGAAGCAAGCTGTCGGCAGCAAAAGGCACTTGCATTTCACAGATTTCATCAATCTTCATGGTTGGGTAGTGATTCGCCAAATCTCTGCTTTGAGTTTCTGCAAAATCATAATCCCAAGGCGGATCTGCATAAACTAAATTAAACTCTCCTTCTGGCAGAACAGTCTTAGGTAACTCGGCATGTTCTGCCTTCTTCTTTTGAAGTTGAAAATCCTTGGATTCTCGCAGCATTAAAGATTGAGTCAGTTCCTTTTTTTCTTCTTTGGTTTCCTCAATTACTTCTTCAAAAATTACTTCAGGTAAGTCAGCAATCTGTTGCCAACGCATGGATTGTGTCTTTTCAATGCCTAAGTCTTTCAGGCTTGGAGCACTGGTTGCACGATGCAACCGGTGCTTGCTAGTATCACCACCTCCTTTATTCTTCTGCATTTCCTTCAGTAACTCGCCACCTTTGCGCTCGGCTCTAAGCTTTGTTTCTGCGGCCTGATTCTGCATTTCTAAAGAATAACCAGCAGCTTTAACGTAAGCCTTTATAGCTTCCGCTTGATCTCGTATTTCCTTAATTTCTTGCAGTGTCGAAGCTTCTTCTAAAGCTCTTCTAGCTGCATCTAGTTTAACGAGTTGCATTCTTCTCTTTAATTCGCGCCTTCCAGCCAGCTTAAGCTTGAGTTGAGAAAAGCTTTATCGCTTGCTCCGGTACATGAAGTGGGCTTTTGTTTAGGGAGGACGCCCAAACCGGAAAACCAGAAGGCTTAATCTATAAAATCATCCTCGTATTCAGAAGGCTGCGAGCCTTCCACCCAGACCGGATTCAGGTATTGGGTGATTTGTCCACCTCTGCGGATGAACGCCAAAATCTCTTCTGGAAAAAGTGAATCAGCCGGAACTTCTGTTGAGGTGACTGAAGCGTTGTTCCACTTCTCTTTCACTTCAACCTGCTTCTTCGCCTCAATCTCCAACTCTTCTCTTTTCTCAGCGGCCTTGTTCCCGTGATGAACCGCTCGGCATTCAGCAGAACAAAACTTAGCTCTCGACTTGCTCGTCACTGGCTTAAATTCGGTTTTACAAATCCAGCATTTAAGAAGTCGATTGTGGTCCAGCCTTGAGCGATTTCTCTTAAGGTGAACCAATCCGTTGCAGGTTGGACTGCAATATTTTTGAGAACCTGCTTTTGGTTGAAACGTCTTCTGGCAAACCAAACATTCTTTGGGTTTCAAAGTCCCAGGCATTCTGGGAATCGTCCCTCTGACGTAGGCTCTGCGCTTGTCGTTGATATAACGACATTGCTGACTGCAAAGAATGTTGCGCTCAGTCCTAGGCTGAAACACCTCGCCACACTCAACGCATGGTCTTGGCTCAACAATTACCGTCTTTTTATAGTGCTGGTTGTAGCAACGAGTGCCGCAGAATCGCTGATCCTTGCGAGTGGGCAAAAACAGCTTGCTGCATTGCTCGCAGGCGATCTTGACTTTCGGCTTTCTGACTTTGTCGCGATAACGTGCAGCGTTCTGCTTTTTGAGCTGATAACCGCATCTGTGCGAACAAGTCTTGTGGCTGCTGGACTTTCTTTTGAACCGCTTTGAGCAAATCACACACTGCGGCTTGGTGTGCTTGGCCTTCAACTCGTCAAAACAAATCTGTCCGCAAGTCCTTTCCTCGCCTTCAGTCAGAAACTTTAAGCCGCAATTTGTGCAGACCTTAATGGTCAAAGGTCACTCCATGTCTGTTCATTGTGTGGATCGTCCAGCCTGCTGAACTTCTCTTCCTTCGATATGTCTAAAGGCTTCAAGTCTTTGCACTTTTGGCTATGTCCTTCCGGCCTGAACAAACCGCAAACTGGACATTGAAAAACTGGCGTATACGATTCACGCAACGCCTTGGAGTCTGCTTCTGCTCTCCGAACACTTGCCCAATATGCTCGTCCAATCCTTCTGGTTTCCTCCTTAAAGGCTTCAAATCTTTCTAAGCCTTCGTGCATATTTCCGGTTAATAAAGAAAAGCCGAATGCGCCACCAGAGCTTCTTCCATGCTGGCGCGGTGTGGTGAGTGATAATCTGTGTCTTTGACTTTCGTTCTGCTCGAAAGAACAAGGCTTGTACGGTAGGTGCTGTGGTCATGTTCAACTCCATGTTGTGGTGGGGAAACGCTGCTCAAGCTGCCGGCAGACCCCTCCGCCTTTACTAAAACAGCGTTTGTTTCCCCATGTAGACTGTTGAATGAGCCATAGCCGCTCCAGCCGGTTCTCCCAAACCGTCCAACTCGGTCAATGAGTTGAAATAACTATGGCTCAGTCAACAGGCAGCCCACGAAGAGGCTGCGTTTGAAAATTACTTAAATTGAGAAATCAATTGATTTGCGTACTTTTCGCCTCTAAACCACATGGTTCTTTTGGCATCACTAATGTTTTTATTTGTGAGCTGACTAGTTGTAACAACCAAGTAGGCTGCAACGCCTTCTCTAAAATCCGTCTCCATTGATGGTTCCATGACTCTCAATTCGTCGTTAATAAAATTAAACTTTTGAATTTGAGCGCAAAGTTTATCCATATTTCCTCTTCTAGTAAGTCCGCAATTTTTGAGTGGCACGGCTTGCGGTTTGCCGTAAGCGGTTCAACTCAACCGCTCGCTCTGACTGAGTCGCCTGAATGGCAACGTCAGCGGAAATTCTTTTGCTGAGAATGTCCTGATTCACTAGAACCTCATTCAGCATGTTCCGAATGCTGGCTAGTTCTTCGCGTAGTTTTTCGTCAATCATTCTTGTTTTTAAAAAATTTCTTGATTTCTTGGACTTCTTTGTCTGAAAAAATGATTGGTGCATATTTGTGGACTTGCGTTCCTTTTGGAATCAGTCCTTTGCTGCGCCAGTAGCGAATACGGTCAGGATGGGCTTGAACGATCTGCGACAAATCAAACAAAGAAGTCATTTAATAAATTGATTTTTAAAGAGTAAACACTTAGTATTTCGCCTAGCTGCTAGGCAGCAATTGTCTCCATCTTAATTAATCAATTGATAAAATCAAGAAAAATTTAAAGGTGCGTGGTGAATTCTTCTGAAATTATTGAAAAGGCTAAAAGTCTTTTGAATCTAAGATTTGATAGAGAATTAGCTGAAATGCTGGGAATGAGTGCAGCGGCCTTATCCGAAAGGCGCAGAAAGAATTCAATACCAATTGAGGCAATTAAGAAAATTTTGCTTGAAAAATCAATTGATTCTTCTTTTTTGGACTCTGAAGGTAGGAGTAAAGAAATGAAGGCCGATTCATCGCAGACCATGAATCCAGAAAGCATACGCTTAAAGGACGAAGTCATATCAATTCAAAAGAAATATATTGAACGCCTAGAGAAAACGATTGAGAGGCTTGAGGAAGACAAAAAAAAATACCAGCCGACAATTGCACCAGAATGGGTCAATCAGCCGGACAATTGGGCAATCAGCCAAATCTGAGGCTTGAAGACAAGTAAAATCCTAGCCTGCTCTTCTTTTGTTCGTTGTGTTACAAAAAAGCTACCCCCCCCCCAATTTATTCACACATATATTCACATAACCAAATATAAAATTTGAGCCACAAAAACGAAATCGTCCATGACCAACGGCAAAAAGCCTATGTTGGTCAGTTGTGGATTGATAAGAAAAGATACCGTCGAGTTCTGATTCGTTTTGTGGATGCTGAAGGCTTAGAGCCTGACCAGTTGAACTCTCTGCTCGTTGAGCGGTTTCTGCAGCTGAAAGAAAAGCTGAGTCGAGAAGTCGAGAGGCTTACTGATGAACAAGGTTTGTTCTTTTCAGAACTGTTGGATTTGTTCCTAGCGCATGTTCAAGCGAATCGTGACGAGCGAACGGTTGTTAAGTATCGACAGCAGCTTAGTCGTTACCAAAAGATTGTAGGTGATTATCGGATTCGGCTGCACTCCGCACAGTTGACTGACAAGTTCGTTTTGGCTCTTCGTAAGGCTGGACTGAATGACCACAGCTGCAACAGTTATCTCAGAGCAGTCCGAGCGATTCTTAATTGGTCTTGGGAACAAGGTCAGATTCCGGCAGCCATCAAAGTCAAAAGCGTTCGCTCGTCCAAGCCGCTGCCTGCTATATTTTCTGCTCAACAACTAGAAGATTTGCGGCAACACCTAGAACAAGGTTGGAACGAAACCAAACGAAGACGGTTCTTGGTTCTGCTTCGGGCTTGGTGGTTTTTGCGCTATACTGGAATGCGTGGTGGTGAGCTTCTGGCCTTGCGTTGGGACAATGTTTACCCAGACCGAATTGAACTGCGCTCAACGCGAGATTGGAAAGTCAAAGGTCGAAAA